ATGAAAGCAGAAGCATTATTTGATTTAGATCCTGGTGTGAAAGTGCGCACCCGTTTTGCGCCAAGTCCAACAGGCTATTTACATGTAGGGGGCGCTAGAACGGCACTTTATTCTTGGCTCTATGCAAAACATCACCAAGGCGAATTTGTTTTACGTATTGAAGATACCGACTTAGAGCGCTCAACACCAGAAGCGACTGCTGCCATTTTAGAAGGAATGGCGTGGTTAAATTTAGCTTGGGAACATGGTCCATATTTTCAAACCAAGCGTTTTGATCGTTATAACCAAGTGATTGATCAAATGATCGAACAAGGGTTAGCTTACCGTTGTTATTGTTCAAAAGAACGTTTAGAAGATTTACGCAACACGCAAGAACAGAATAAACAAAAACCTCGCTATGATCGTCATTGTTTAGGTGATCATAAGCACTCGCCAGAACAACCGCATGTGGTGCGTTTCAAAAATCCAACGGAAGGCTCCGTGGTGTTTGAAGATGCAGTGCGTGGACGTATTGAGATCAGTAACGCAGAGTTAGATGATTTGATTATTCGCCGTACCGATGGCTCACCGACTTATAATTTCTGTGTGGTGGTGGATGACTGGGATATGGGCATCACGCATGTGGTGCGCGGTGAAGACCATATCAACAATACGCCGCGTCAAATTAATATTTTAAAAGCCTTAGGCGCACCCATTCCAACTTACGCCCATGTGTCGATGATTTTAGGTGATGATGGACAAAAATTATCCAAACGTCATGGCGCGGTGAGCGTGATGCAATATCGTGATGATGGTTACTTGCCTGAAGCGTTATTAAATTATTTGGTGCGTTTAGGTTGGGGACATGGCGATCAAGAGATTTTCTCCGTAGAAGAAATGATCAAGTTATTTGAGCTTGAAAGTGTAAGTAAATCAGCCAGTGCGTTTAATACGGAAAAATTATTGTGGTTAAATCATCACTATATACGTGAATTGCCAGCAGAATATGTGGCTAAACATTTAGCATGGCACTATCAGGATCAAGGCATTGATACCTCCAATGGACCTGCATTAGAAGACATCGTAAAAATGTTGGCTGAACGTTGTAAGACACTCGAAGAAATGGCTGCCGCAAGCCGTTATTTCTTCGAAGATTTCGACAGCTTTGATGAAGCCGCAGTGAAAAAACATTTCAAAGCAGCTGCGATTGAACCACTTGAGAAAATCAAAGAAAAATTGACCGCACTTGAAAGCTGGGATTTACACAGTACGCATCAAGCCATTGAACAGACTGCCGCTGAATTAGAATTGGGGATGGGCAAAGTTGGGATGCCATTGCGTGTTGCGGTAACTGGTTCTGGTCAATCACCTTCTATGGATGTAACTCTAGTGGGCATTGGCAAGGCACGTACGCTTGTGCGTATTCAAAAAGCGATTGATTTTATTAAAAGTCAAAATGTCTAATATTTAGGCTTCTGTTTAAATATCAGCAATTTGAGGTTGACAGTTTGTGTGGCGGAATTTATTATTACCGCCACGACATTTCTGATGTGGGGATATAGCTCAGTTGGGAGAGCGCTTGCATGGCATGCAAGAGGTCGTCGGTTCGATCCCGATTATCTCCACCACTTTAACACATTGAATATATTAGTTTTTTTAATAAAAAAGCAAGTCTAACAATTTCCATTTAATATCAGCTTGGGCGAGTTTTGGGCGGGAACCTTAAATTCAATCAAGCTGTTTTTCTCCGCAAAATGGTCAAAGTTCGACGTTGTGCGCCGTCTGTTTCATTAACTTTATTGGAAAACTCAATGAGCTTCTCAACATCTGGCGCAGAATAGTGTGTTGTAATGCTTTTGGATTTATGACCAAGTAATGTTTTCCGATCTTCTTCGGTAACTCCCGCAGACCTCAACCTATAACCGAAAGTGTGTTTCAAGTCGTGAACCCTTAAATTGATCATCCCATCATTGGCTTTTGTCTCCGTTTCCTTCTCAAAACGTACGGACGCCCTTATTCTGGCTTTTTTCCATGCTGAATTGTACATTCTTGTAACAGGCTTACCTCGATATGTAAAAACATAAATAGGATGCTTGCCACGCTGTTTTTGTACAACCTCTCTTGCTACATCATTAAGAACAACGAGACGGTCCTCTCTATTCTTAACTCCGCTATTTTTATCACGTCCTCCAAAGTCTTCTGGAATAAGAAATACACTCTTTTTAATTTCTGGAATGTAGATTTCCCAATCCCAACGCAAATTACATACTTCTTGTTCACGTGTGCCTGTATTGACTTTGAAAAGCGCCATACTGCGAAGATGCTCTGGGAGTTCTCCCATCAATATTCTTTGCTCAAACCAAGAAATAGGGTAGGGTTTTCTTCTATCTTCTTTCTCGTTTAGCTTTGAAATGGATGGTGGAATATCAAGCCATGTCATACCGTTTTCATCCCTCCATTTCCTTGCGGAAAGGTTTAAGATTCTAATCACGATCTCAAGCGCAATATTGACGGTCCTATTTTTCACACCGTCTTTTGTCTGCGCCGTGTCTCCGTGTTTTTTTCGGTGTTCAATATATTTCTTTAATGTGCCGTCATGGATATTTCTTAACGTCAATTTACCAATGAACGGCATTAATGATTCAAGCATTATAATAGTCATATCAATACTTGGCTTATTTTCATTTTCAGAAATGTATCTCATGGCTGCTTCAGCAAAAGTGCGGTCCTTTCTGATGCCAAAATTTACTGCTTTGTCGATTTCGGACATCTTTTGTATTAAGATTGCTTCCGCTTCCTTTCTTTCATCCGTGTAACAAGAGCATCGAATTGTTTTACCTCGATATTGCTTGTGGATATACCAGACTCCGTTTCTATTTTTGAGCCCTGTGAGTTTGCGACCCATTTTTTACCTCCATAAGGTCGCTTGTCGCAACCATTATTCTTATCTTTTTCTTTGAATAGATCAATTGAGCCATTCTTTATTTTTTCTATTAATTCATCTAGGTCATTTCTATCAAATGCCCAAATTGGAATGTTTCCACGCTTCTCATAGAAATTATCATAAGCTCGAAGATGTGGCTTATATCTTGTTTTGAATGTGTTTACACTACAACCAAGATACAATGCTGCCTGTTCTTGTTTCATCATTCTTGGAATTATCATCGATACCTCCATTAAAAAAGCCCACACTAAGCGGACTTTGTTTTTTCATATTGCGTGTATGCCACGATAGCTAGAATTTCAACTATCGCAATAATGGATAATGTGATGATCATGTTTATCTCCGAGCATTTTTCATGGCATCAAACCAAGCTTGGGCGTCTTCTTCAGTTGAGAAAATCCCGCCGTTTTTTAATAAATTGAAATGATAAGTTGAATCTTTTTGAAATAAAAAAGCACAAATCCGCTCACACTGTTTGTTTAAGTCTAAGTAGAAAACTCTTTGACCCACCGTCACAGATTTCAGCGGACAAGGCAAAGTAAGCGTTACTGTTGGTCGTGGCTCTTCCCACATTCCAATAATGTCGTAAATACTATTTGTATTCGGTATATGCACTCCATTATTACCCCAACTAGTAACTTCTTCTTTACCTTCGCTATCAATATGAAAACCCACAACTTGATCATCTTCAAAAAGCGGATTTTCTAATACAAATTTAACAAACGCTTTATCACCATTTCTAAGCACTACTGGCTCACCAGCTAACGCTTTTTCTAAATCAAACTCTTTCATTTTCTAATCCTTTCTTTTGGGAATAAAAAACCGCATTTCTGCGGTTATTCTGTGTATTTATCTAAAAGATTATTTATCGCCTCAGCATCTTCTGATGTTAATTTAAAGTAGCTTGATGCTATTTTCTTTTTAACTGCGAACCTTAATTCTATTAACTTTAGTTCATGCAAGTAGTCTTTTTTACTTCTATAAATCCTACCGTATAATGCTCCATATTTACTTTCTTCATACCCATCAGATAAATTGATCTTTCTATCTTGACTAAGCACTCTAATTGTTAAATATTTTCTTCCGATTTTTAGAACTTCGGTTTCACGCTCAAATGTTGATCGTCTACCTGTTTCTACAAAATACACAGTGTCGCCAACTTTAAGATTTTTAATCCAATCTTTTTCCATAAATATTCTCACTCTGTCGGTGGTGGTGGAAGTGGGCGCCAGTGTGTTACTTGGAAAAGTTTACTCCCCATATTAAACTCTCCGTCAATAAATTCAGATAAAGTAATTGATTGAAAATCTCTAATCTTGTTTTTGAAATATACAAGTACTCTTTCATCCGCTTGTGGCAATCTATCTGAACACGCAATCCAGCCGTTGTTTTTTTGAAATTCCACAATCTCTGGCAGTTCAACCATGCAATCAATTCCGTCATACAGACCAGACTGTTTTTCCTCTTCGTTTAAATCTCTAGTTTTAGATTCAGCTTTACCAAGAACAACACCATATATCGCATGACTTATGCGATCTTCATAACATTGCATATCTTGACCATCAGCACATTGTTGATGAAATTCTTCAGCGAAGTTCAAGCACTCTTCTTTAGCTTCTTCTTCAGTTTTGTAAAATGAAATGCTGTTTTCATCATAAACATTTACTGCGAAGTATTTATTTTCTGTTTCTGTCATAGTTCCACCTATTATCTATTGCAAATAGCGACTAAAAGGACTAAACCGATAATAGTCAGAAGAATACCATCCGCTATTATCTCCATTTCTATTGCACCCATTTTTAACTCCTGAACCAAAAATAAAAGCCACAATTAAGTGGCTTATTCTGTTTCTTTCTCACCGCCAAACTCATTAAGTAGCATTTCTGTTAGCTCGGAAAGAACGCTTGTCATTAAGATAAAATCCGCATCAAAACGCTGGGCAATATCTTCTTTGAGAATGTCGTCGTTTTTCTCTAGCACATCATCAGCGAATTTTAAACGCTTGAGAGTGCCATCTTCGCATAGAATGAACGACAAATTATCTTCCCATTCTAACGATAGTTTGGTGATAACTTTGTCGGACTCAAGCATCGTCTCAATTTCTGCGCTGTTTAAATCCTGGTTCTTGCATTTAATTAATCCACTTTCTGTTGTGCCTAAAAGTTCAACTTCTTCTAACAATGTGAGCCATGTTGGATTTTCATTAATCCATGACGTCATCACAATGCTTGGTGCTTTAGCGAAAGTCAGCGGAACAACCGGCAACGATCCAAGCGTTTTACGCAACAATGCCAACACATCTTCTGCCCGTTTAGATGAGGCAGCATCCACATAAATGAGCTGATTTTCAGTATCAATCCATAATGCTGTTTGTTGATTTTTGCTAAAAGCACGAGGTAACAACATCGATACTACATCATCTTTTAATGCTTGCTTTTCGACTTTCTTTAACTTGCGATTTTCTTTTTGCTCAAGCAGTTCAATACGTTGCTCCAATTCTGCTTTTACGACGTGGGCAGGCAAGATCTTTTCTTCTTTATGTGCCAATAATAAAATCTGTTTTCCCACCGAAAAATGTAACATCTCAGTGCCACGCAGGGGATTTGTCCACCCAAATTTACTCATGTCTGATTGTTGACAAGGATGATACTCACATTGTTGTAATGCAGTTTGTAGGCTATCTGCCGTCCAATCCAATGCTTTTGTGAGACGATAAATCATGAGGTTTTTAAACCAAAACATAGTTATTCCTCCATTTCTTCAACTTCGAAAATATCTGCACTCACTTCGTCAGCATGGAAGTCTATTAATTTAATTCCGATATATTCACAATAAGCAAAACCTTCTTTTTTATTCCATAAATTCTTATCTATATCGTTAACGCTTGATAACCAAAAAATTCGTCTTGCGATGTCATATACTGAGTCTGTTGCAATTGGTAAAACAAATTGAATATGCTCAATAAGTGGGTCACTTGGTTCAGGTGAGCCAGACCAAAATGTTGACATCTCAATAATTCTTTCTTTAACTTTCGGAAAGTCAAAATCTATCTCAAATACTGCGTAAATCTCGATAGATTCAAATGTTTTTGTGCTAACTTTAAATTTTTTCTTGCCTGTAAATTCCATGTTTATTTCCCTTTTTCTGGCACAAAAAAACACGCTATTGCGTGCTGTTGAGTATTTAAGTTTTACTTAATAACTGAATTAATTCTGTGGATAGTCAATAACAAGTAAAATGTTGACAGCAGGCTGTGCAGTTAACGGTTCATCTTCAATATTCAAACGCCCACCTAATGTTGCATAACCCACAATATCTCGCCAATGGTCAACTTCATGTGCATTTCCATTTACAATCCGCACAATCTTTGTAGCTATCATTGTGAGCGCATAGTATTGCGATGAGTCCATATTATTTCTACCGCTATTAATAACGTTCATCAGCTCTTTAAAATCCATTGCGCCCGCGTGAAAATCACCGTGCGTTGTTTCTCTTTCGTTTAATACTTCTTTAATCATTATAAATCTTCCTCTTTGACAAAAACTCCATCAATCATTTTGCCTTTACGGTCTTTGATTTGATCATAGGCGTGTTGAATACAATCAATGAAATCTATTTCCTTAGCTCTGCAATAACGCATTAAGTTGTAGAAAATCATATTAACGGAGTTAGGATAAGTTCTCTCCGTTTCTGGAACACCATAATCAGAAAGGAATCCGATGAATCTTAATATCCAGAACAGATGTTCATCTGCGTCAAATACATTATCTTCTTCGAAGATGTAATCAGAATCTAGATATGTATTTAAAAGAGTTTCCTCGATATTTAGCATTTTACGGAGATTAATGAGCACAACTACGCAACCTCCTACGCCATCTTTAATTAAATCAAGGTTATTTTTGTTATCTCCACTGAATAACTCGCCAATTTCTTTGGCAAGTTTTTTGATCTGTTTTTTTACAGTTGAACCATTGAAGATGTCGCGATCCTCAACCCATTGTTCGATTTTATCGATTAATTCTTTGATTTCTTTATTCATATTTTCACCCAATAAAAAGCCACTTGTTAAAGTGGCTGTTGTTCTGTGTTTTAAATTATATGGAATTCAGAATGGGATATTATCCTCTTCAAAGTTATATGCTTGTTGCTGTACAGGCTTTCCAGCTTTCGCATTCGCATAAGCATTATTTTGTGGTGCCTGTGCTTGCTGTTGCTGTGAATCTTGGCGACTGTCTAGCATTTGTAATACGTCGCCTTGAATCTCTGTGGTGTAGCGGTCTTGCCCGTTTTGGTCTTGCCATTTACGAGTTCTTAAACGCCCTTCCACATACACTTTCGATCCTTTTTTGAGATACTGACCGCAAATTTCTGCTTGGCGACGATAGAACACGATAGAATGCCATTCAGTTTGTGTTTTTCGTTCGCCAGTATTTTTGTCGATCCAGCTTTCACTGGTTGCGACGCTGATTTTTGCAACAGGGTCGCCATTTGGCATTGTGCGGATTTCAGGATCGTTTCCCAAATTTCCCACGATAATTACTTTATTAACACCTGCCATAATTTACCCCTTACATAAAACTCAATACTTTGTCGTTGTAGATGATGTTAAATTCATCTACCTTGTCTGGATGTTTTTCTCCAACCCATTTGACTAACGGATCGTAAAGACTAGTCAATTCTTTTTTTGATTTACATTGATTTAGTCTCTCATTAATCATTTCATCAAATGATTTTTTAACCTGTCCAGAACTCGTATTCTGCTGGGCAGGCTGTTTTGAGCCACCTTGCGATTTTTGCTTTGGGGTATCTTCAGCCTTCTTGAAATCTTGAGAATCTATTGCATCACACTCCACAATCTCTAAGGCAGCCATATATAAATAACGTCTTTGATATGTTTGTAATGCCCCTATTGATTGCATTAGATTGTTTGACGCTATAGGCGAACCATCTTTTGTTAAAGTAGGAACAGTCGGCATTGGCGAAGTAAATTCAATTCTCCCATCACTTTCTGAATCAAAAATAGTGAGCGTTGCCAATTTCTCTGTGAAACTAACTACACTACACATTTTTAATTCTTCAAAAATTTTGTTAACTTCTGGCAAAAAATCGCCTAATTCAAAATAGGGCATTGGTTCATCAGAAGTGAATGTTTTGCCATCTTTTCCTGTTTTATAAACTTTTACTTTTATAAAACCGTTCTTACCTGTTTTTTCCAAACCTTTATCTTGTAATTTAACTCTAGCTTGCGCTAACTTGTGATAAATGCTCATTTTATTCTCCAATAATAAGCTGCTAATCAAGCAGCTTATGGTTTAATCTTGAAATGTCATTCGTTTATATATTTTTCGCACGCGCTCAACATCTTTTGCACAATATTCTGCGACTTCATTAATCTTGCCTGCTTGCACAAAATCCCAAACTTTTGAGCCGTCAATATCGCCTTTTTGTTCAATACCAAGCACTTTGCATAGCTTATCTAATGATGGGGATTTTTCTCTGTTATAACCGCACCATTCCAACATCGTGTCGTAAGTGTTACGGTTATCTATTTTGTAATAAGGCTTAACGCCATTAATGATATGACGATGCCATATAAACAAGCCGTCAAATTTGGTAAGGTTATGCCCGATGAATATCGGTACTGTTTTGCATTTGTTGGCTTTCTCTATCAGGTAGCAGTTAAAGCGGGTTAAAATATCCCATTCTCGATCGGGCGATTGCCAATCTTCGCGATAAAAGGTTTGGATAGGCTCATCATTAATGGCAACACTAATTGCCACAATTTCTCCAAACGCTCCATCAAGCGAGGTTTTATTTACGGCTTCCATTCTGCCTTCTTCCAACCAAGCACTAATTTTTTCAGGGTCTTTATAATTGGCAGGGGCTTTCAAGGTTTCGCACACATAGGCTTGGAAATCATGGTTTTGTGTCGGGATAGTTTCAATATCAATATAAACTTTCATGATTCAACCTCTTAGAATGGAAATGTTGTGTTGTATTTTTGTAAGATTCGATAAATTGAGTTAGTGTCAATTTCACCGTTAAAGATCCACTTTTTAAGCTGTCTCAATTTTTTCTTTCTCTTCATTTCATAAATGCGATCTATTTTCTTTCTATTAACTTTCTCGGTCATAATTAACCCCTGTCGCCGTTGTGATATTTGATATCCTGTTCTACAAACCGCTCATCATCGCAATCATCAGGATCGTCTTCTGGTTCTTTTTTCTGCTCAAACTGTGCGTAGTAATCATCAGCACTATCACATTGCCAAGCAGGTAAAAATCGTCTATTTTTCATTTTCTGAAATCCGTCAAATGTAAAATTGTCTTGCTGGCTTACATGAGGCGTTTAAAAACTCCTCTCTGCTTTTCTGCCGTTGTTTTATTGCTGTTTTACATAAACACTCACTAGCAAAATTGCGCTGCCAGCCTGTTTTGTTTTCTTGGTTTTTGCCAATACGCTCAATAACAACAAACCCCAGTTCTTTTGGATGGGGTTCGATAGAGTAGGAGAGCGTTTTATCGCCTTTCTTTCTGACGCGTGCCAT